CGTACACATGAAAATGCAGATCCGGATAATGTAGCAGCACAGGTAGATTTCTGTTGGGATATTAAGTATATTCAAATGGAAGGCACATATTGTGATGTTCATAATAATTATACTCCGCAACAAGCATGGAGAGCAGGATTT